GAGGCGGAGCGGGCGCGCCGCTCAAGAACGACGGCAGTTTGAAATAATCAGAAAATGCACCACCTTTTTTGTCTCCCATTTGTGTTTTACGCAGACTTTTTAAATGAGCGAGGCAGGAACTGTGCGGGTGCTGTGGGTTGTGTGGGTTCTACATATCCAACCTGCTCGATCTTTCCGCAATAAATGTCGTTTGTCCACTTGAAGGGGAATTCAACCGCGTGCTCTCCAATCCCGCGCAATTCAAAACTGTAATGCACAAGCATGTGCGACATGATCTTTGGATAGATTTGCAAAGCTAGAAAATCCTGGTCATGACCCATTCCAATTGAACTCGGATTGTTCTTGAATGCTTCGTATTCCGCATGGATGTTGAGCCCAGCCTCCTTGCGAAGTCCCCATAACCCGCCCATCATGGATGTACTATGTTGAGAGTTATCGCGAATGGTATGCGCCCAGTACCCGCTCTTCATGAAGGACCGGATCGCCCATCGATCCTTCCAGTGGATCCGACTGTCTGCATCCCGTACAAGCATGGTCTCAACACCGGGTTCGTCAATTGCATAGAACCGGTGAATCATATTCGCAGCTCCCACGACGCCCGTGTACCGCAAAATCACATTCGGTGCAGTCGCAAGATGCTCGATATACCTAGGATCGACATCGGATCCCAAATACACAAACACCTTCCAGTCCGGAAAGTACTTCAAGACCAAATTGATATTCTCATTCATTGGATCCGGGTAGTAACGGGGATGCAAGGGACCGTACAAGCAAAAGGAAAAGACGTTTACCATGAGCTCCTTATAAGATACAATGATTTCCGGGAAAGCGTTTATGAAGGACTGCAGGTGGTCGTACGATCCCCGGTACCCAGTGACATTCTCGTTCCCGGCTGCAAGAAGTGGAGATATGGTGTTCTTGAATGGAGATTATGTCAAGGAGTTTGCATCGGGTCTTAACCGGTTTCCTCGCAAGTACTTTACATTTGTTGTCCACAATTCCGACCAGCGGTTTGACCAGCAAAAGCTCGACATGCTCCTCCCGTTCGCCCAGCACATTTATTCCATCAATACCACCGTCACCCATCCCAAACTGACAACGATTCCACTCGGATTCCCCGATCGGGATCTTGAGTGGATACCGACGTACACCCCATCCGGACTTGAGCGGACGATCCCAGTGTACCTGAACTTTACCACTAACACCAATTACTCGGCACGTTCTGCATGTTCCGACGCCTTTCCAGACGCTGTTCGCGATCCACCCGACTTGAATCGTCCAGACTATTACCGCCGCCTCGAGTCTGCACAGTTTGTCCCGTGCCCTGAAGGAACAGGTATGGATACTCACCGGTTCTACGAAGCTCTCTGCTGCGGCGCAACCCCCGTGGTGCTTCGTTCGTGCCCGTTAATTCGCTTCTACGAACAGTTCCCGTGCTGCATTGTGGATTCGTGGACCGATCCGCTTGTCGCACCACCGCGCAAACCAGTTTCATTTAGTGTCCGGCATTACTTACAATGAAGATCGATCTTGCCATTCACAGTTCGGACTCGAATCCATTCTACTTGGATTTCTGGCCCATTGTCTCCAAGATCTGGAAGGTCAAGTTTGGAGTGACACCGCTCCTGGTGTACATTGATGAAAACCATAACATTCCGATCGACACGACCTACGGCATCGTACTCAAACTGAAGCCGGTTCCGGATATTCCAGTTCCGTTCCAGTGCCTCTGGGTTCGGTACTGGATTCCGTCGCAGTACCCGGACAAGGTGTCGATCATTTCCGACATTGACATGCTCCCAATTTCTCGGCGCTACTTTCTGGGTAACATTGAGTCGTTCCCTGACGATAAATACATTCACCTGAACCCTGATTCCGATAATATGCCGTCGTGCTACCACGTTGCAAAGGGGTACATGTTCACCAAGGTACTGGATCTTCCGGAAACGTGGCCTGAATCTGTGAAACGAGTCAGTGAATTCAGCAATGGATTCAACCATACACTCAATGACGGGACTGTCATTCAGCACTGGGGTGTGGATGAAGCATACGCGACCTACAAGTTGAAAGCTTACCACGATCAGTCTATTTTTATCATGATAGGACGTGCAAACACCTATGCGCGCATCGACCGTCACGAGTGGAAATACCATCCGTCCGACATTTACCGGGACTTGTATGCAGATTCTCACTCTATCCGCCCGTATTCCCAGCACAAGATCGAGATTGACAAGCTTGTCGAATTCATCATGGAAGAACGAAAGGTTTACCGACCGTTTGCTAACAAGACGTCTCTCACAAATGCATAAGTCCGGGCGATTTTATGATCAACCTCTTCTTTTTGAATATCTGAATACGAAGGAGCTTGTGTCGCCAAGAATGGGAACACAAATTCCATTCGCATGTCATTCATGTTAACGTCAATCACCTGGTCTTGGCTGAATGCGAGAAGCGTATCGTAGGATCGCGCAGAATACAGAATACAGTGAGTTGTCGCGATCTGCTTCGCGTGCAAGAACGTGAGATCGCCTTCGGATTTCCACGTCAAGAGTTGAGGTTCTCCAAAGTTTGCACATCCATTCAAGACTTGGACATCCGGATTTCGTGCAAGGTAGTCGACCATATGCTCCAAGTGTACCTTGAGTTGACCATTCGTGACTAGAAACTTGCAGTCATCTTCCAAGACCAATACATAGGGCATCTTTGCATCGCGGGCCATGCGGACAATCTTTTGATGTGATAGCAAGCATCCGTACAAACCGTCTTCATGTGCAACAGCCTCCACAACCTTCAAGTTCAAGCAGGGAAACAATTTATGGTTTTGCTGAATAAGTTTCATCCGATCCGTTCGATGCGGAAGATGAATCACGTACGCGTCCATTACCTTAATGGAAGCGATTCTTCGCGTCCATTTGGGGTTTTGTTTGGAGTTTCGTTTGAGTCCTCGGATACCCGGAGGTCTCTAGTTGGAGTACGCCAGGCCACCCATGCCGGACATCACGCGGAGCACGTTGTAGTTGACGGCGTAGACGCGGACCTGCGCCGTGCGGCCAGAGCGCACCGTGTTGACGGAGACCGTGAGCTGCAGGGTCGCCTTGTCGATGCGCGAGAAGTTGCAGCTGCCCGACGGCTGGTGCTCCTCCGGCTTGAGCGCGAAGGAGTACACGTTGATGCCCGGGGTCGGCGTGCGCGTGTGGTGCTGGAACGGCTGGACGATGCTGAAGTAGCGTCCCTCGCGCTCCGTGAAGCGGTCCTGGCCGTTGAGCTGGATCTTGGCAACCTCCACCGGGTTCTTGCCCGTGCAGCGAACACCCGAGTCGAGCACCACCTTGGCGAGCAGGTAGTTGGTCGTGTCCTCGAAGATGTAGGACTGGTCGTTGCCGCTGGTGTTGAAGTTCGTGTCGAGCCAGCTGGCGCCCTGGAGGGACGGGCCAACCGCGATACCCACACCCGGGAGGTACGGGCCCGAAGGACCGTCGGCCGTCGTCGGCACGTTGAGCGTCGAGGCACCGCCACCCAGGGAGCCGCGGGCGAGCACGTCCATGATCACACCCTCCGTCGAGAAGTCGTCGGAGTAGTTGAACGGCTGGCAGCCGTTGACCTCCTGGATGAAGGAGGACTGGGCGCCCGGGTTCGAGCAGTCGATGAACGAGTCGCGCTGGACGACCCACACGAGCTCCTTCACCGGGTGGTTAAAGTTCAGCTGGATCTTGTTCGAGCTCGACGTGATCGACTCGGCGCCCGTGAACTGCAGCTGCTCGATGAGGTACTCGTGCGACTGCTGGGCGAAGCGGCGGCGCTCCTCCGTGTCCAGGTAGACATAGTCGATGTAGAGCGACGCGGCCGTGAGCGACTGGATCGCCGTCGTCGCAACACCCTCGTAGTAGGTGCAGTTCACCCACTGCTCGAACTCCACGTTGATGCGCACCTCGTGGTACTGGAGCGCGATGAGCGGGATCGCCAGGCCCGGGTTGCGGCAGAACCAGAACTGCAGCGGGATGTACAGCGTCTTGGCCGGGGTGCCCGAACGCGGCGCGCACGTGTTCGTCAGCTCGGCGCCCGCGCACGACTGGTCCAGCGCATAGCCCTTGCGGTCCTTCATCAGCACGAGGTCGTGCGTGTTGCCGATCATGTCATCAAGGCCCTTGACCGTGCCCGCATCCTGGGTCAGCTGGGTCCAGATCTGCATCCAGTCGCCGTACTGGCGGTCGATGCGCTGGCCGCCAATCTCGAGCTCAACCGTCTTGATGAGGCGGTGGCCCACGTAGTTGAGCCAGCGGAAGCGCGTCACCGTCGAGTTGTTCGTCGACGAGAGGTCAACCGTCGGCAGAACCACCTGCACGTACGTGCGGTACATCAGGTCGGCGTTACGGTTGATGATGGCCGTCACGCGGCGGTTGAAGTCCGCCTGGCCGTTGAACGTCACCTCAATGGACTCCATCGCGAAGTTCGTGTGACGCTTGAAGAGCACCTTCCAGAACGTGATCTGGGGGTTACCGGAAATGTAGATATCCTGCGCACCGTAGCTGACGAGCTGAAGAAGACCACCACCCATATTGCTTGTTGTGTTCAATGCCAATATTTTTTTCTTACGGCAAACAATCTACACACAAAACACAGGAAGGTGGAATGCGGATTTATGCAGTCAATTGCGACCGGGGGCGCGGCGAAAGGCTGATAAAAGCCGCAGAGCCACTCGGTCTCGACATTGTGCTGGTCCCTTCCCCGTTATGGACAGATGAAGAGGTGCAGCGTCGAGGCAAGACGTGTTTCGAAAGGAATACATCCTACCCCACCGGATGTGCAGCAACCATGGGGCATATGCGTGCATTGGCAGAGTTTGCAAAAAGTGGCGAACCACTTGGTATCATCATTGAAGATGACGTCCGATTCCACAAACACTTTAATAGGTTAGTGGATGCGTTGACTCCACACATGATGGAAGGCAATACAGATGTCTTATCACTCGGATACGTTAACTTTCCACAAGGTGAATGGTCCTGTGTAGGCGGAGAGTACATTATCCGGAATGTCGGAACATCCAATCCATGGGGCGCACAATGTTACATGGTGACTCATCGATATGCCAAGTACTTGTCCGATCTCTTTTCGGTGGATGATGTTGCCATTCCATTCAAAAATCATTTTGTGACCGACTGGGTCTTGTTTGATCGTTACGAACTTGGGTGTCGTCGTGATGTCATGCTGTACCCGATTGCAATCGAGTCGCCTGATGAACAAACGATTGCGGGAAGTACGAATAAGGCGGATTTATTTGCGTGTGGAATGAAACACGAGGATTTCTATCTTTAGCTCATGATCATGTGAGGCACAATATGCATGGCTTCCAACTCCTGCATCCATAACTTCATCGCGTAGGGAATGGTCTTTTGTACAAAGTCCGTCATGTTGCCGCACGAACCACACGAATAGATCCCTTCTGCCGGATTCACGATTGCAAGAGTGCCACACGTCTTGCAGATTCCTGTGAGGAACGGGTCCGATACATCCATCAGACGCTCCTTGGTAAACACCGAGGCACCGTGTGAGATCATGCAATCACGCTCCATCTCTCCCACACGCAACCCGCCATCACGACTCCTACCCTCGCACGGCTGACGAGTGAGCGAGACAATAGGTCCACGAGCGCGAGAATGCTGCTTGTCCATCACCATATGCTTGAGGCGCTGGTAGAAGGTCGGGCCCATGAAGATCTCGGCTTCCATCATTTCGCCCGTCTGTCCATTGTACAAGACCTCATTGCCGTACGGGTGCATGCCCAATTCCGCCATCTGCTTCCGGAGCTCATCAATCTTGAGATGGTTATACGGCGTGCCATCTGCAAGCGAGCCTTTCTGGGTACAGATCTTGCCAAAGATACACTCCATCAACTGTGCAATTGTCATTCGGGAAGGAACTGCGTGAGGATTCATAATCAAGTCCGGACGCAACCCGGATGCTGCAAAGGGCATATCCTCCTCATTCAGGAGCATACCGACTGTTCCCTTCTGACCGTGGCGGCTTGAAAACTTGTCACCCACCTGGGGAATACGCTCGGACACAACGCGGACCTTGACAAACGGATATCCATCTGAATTCTTGTCCTGCCACACACCGTCAACACGGCAAGACTCGGAGTTCTTGTGTGTGGTCGAAGCGTCGCGGAACGAGTACCCGGCCGTATCGTGCCGGAGATTCACAACCTTGCCAATCACAACATCATTCTCCTGGAGAGTTGCATTCAGGATTGGGATACCGTTCTCATTCACGGCTGCATAGCTCGTGTTCTTGTACTTGCGAGTACTCTTCTTCTCGGGACGCATGAACTTTTCCTCCCTGCCCGAGGTGACATTCCGATGCTCCTCGTCCTTGTACATGGTGTAATAGAGTCCCCGAAACAGGCCACGATTCACAGCAGACCGGTTCATGATGATAGAATCCTCCTGGTTGTAGCCACCGTAACACGCAATCGCAACAATGGCATTCATTCCAAACGGCATCTCGTGCATCTTGAGCATATTCATACTCCGGGTCTCGACAATCGGGCGGGTAATGGAGCAGAGAACGTAGGCGTTCTTGTCCAGACGCTTGGCAAAGTTGCTCGCGTAGATGCACATGGACTGCTTACCCATGGCTGACTGGTACGTGTTTCGAGGTGACTGGTTGTGATCCGAAAGAGGAATGGTAGCTGCCATATGTCCCAAGAGAAGTGATGGGTGGATCTCGTAGTGCGTATGTGTCGTGATCAAGTCGCGCGTGAGTGCGATCCGGAGCGTCTCCGTCTCGGAGGCATCAATGTACTCGACACATGTCTTGACCCAGTTATTCCAGTCCTTGGCTGCCTCACCTGTTGGAGGCGCGGCACCGACACGAAACACGGGACGCACGACACGACCACCATCCGTCTCGATACAGATCGTATTCAGCAAGGTGAACCAGGCAATTGACGTATGGGGATGAAGACGCATGGAGTGTTTGGCTGCGCGCATAGCCGTCACAAGTTTGTGAGGGTTGGACGTATACGCGACCAGAACACCGTTCACGCTAATGGATGTTCCTTCGTACACACGCGGGGTCTCCACCCAAGTCAAGGGGTGGTCGCGGAGAAAGTGGAGAATCGTGTGTGATGGCATGTGCAGCGAGACCGATGTGAGCAGCGACATGGTCTTGACGATACCAACCGAATGACCCTCCGGAGTCTCGACTGGGCACATGAACCCCCACGAAGTGCCATGGAGCTTGCGAGGTGCCAGCAACTTACCGGACTTTTCTACCGGTGTCTGAATGCGGCGGAGATGTGACAGGGTGGATGCATAGGACATGCGAGCCAGAACCTGGGATACACCGACCTTGGTGGCGTTGGAGAGAGAGGTGGACGAGGAAGTGCCGAGTCCAAGCACGGTAAAGTTTCCGGTGGCCAATGCCTGCTTCAACTTGCCCTCGATGGTGGAGAGCTTCAGGATCTTGTACAGGTTATTGATGGACAGAATCTCCAGCGGCCGCGGCTCGCCCTTCTTCCAGTTATCGTTATTCACTTCCTGCACAAACTCATTGCGAGTATCGTTGCACACCTTTTGAAACAGCTGACGGAACAAATGAGTCAGCAAGGCTCCAGTTGTGACAACGCGCTTGTTCGGGTAGGCATCACGGTCATCGAGCGGAATGTGCTTGCAGTAGGTCAGCAAGAGCCGACGAATCATGGATGCAGTCAGGACGGCACGACGAGCGTTCAAGATATCCGGAGTGGTGATCTCACCAGCAAATCGAACGTGAGGCAGGTACTCGGTCGTGAGCAAATGACGAACATATGCACACTTATCCTCCTGATTGGTGCCATACTGCAGGTGATTCGAGAGGTACGACACTGCCTCCTTTTGGGTGAAGATTCCAAGTTCAGATGCGTCGCGGAACGATGCAGCCAGTAACTCGCAATGAGACTCGGTCTCGGACCCCCAAATGAGTCGTGTAATCTCGCGATCGGTCACGACGCCGAGTGCACGAAAGTACACAATCACCGGAATATCCTCCCGGAATCGTGGGACACATGCCATCATTGGGTAGCCGTACCCGTTGAATTTGGAACTCAACCGAATCTCGAGCTTCTTGGGCGGAGTCGTGAAGGACTCGTGCAGGGACTTCATCTCAACCGAATAGAGATGCTTGGATGTCGTGCGCTTGTTCTGAAAGATCATGATTCGGTTATCCGCCACCTTCTCCTGGCACAGGATGGTGCGCTCCGACCCATGAACGACGAAATACCCGAGTGGATCATGCGAACACTCGCCCATCTCGGCCAAGGATGCCGGGTAATCATTGAGGAGACACAGACTGGATCCGAGCATGACGGGGAGCTTGCCCATGGAAATACCCTCAAAGACCCTGGACTCCTCGTCAAATGTATCAAGCTTCTCACCCTTGTATGTGCGAGCCACAAACCGGATATCCGCATGCATCTGGGCCGCATAGGTGAAGTTGCGAATGCGCGCCTCTGCAGGAAGCATTGGCTTGACACGTCCGGTAGCTTCTTGGAGCTTGGGCTTGGTGTAGGTGACATTCTCAAAGAGAAGACGGAACTCGTACTTGTACTTTTTCGTGGCCTCATCGAGTTCGTGCCACACCGTGATGGGAGGTGTAGACTGGACAATGAGGGGAATCTTGTTGCGGACGAATTCTTCAAAAGAGTCGAGCTGGTGGTCCACGAGACGACGAACACCGTTTGCGAAATATGCGGATGCTGCTGCCCACTCCATGGTAATATGGTAAACCTTCTCCGTAAATAAAAGGTGTTCGTTTTTAACAATGACGGACGCAAAGATCAAGATTGTCAAGACAGGAGGTGCTCCAGCTCCAGCTCCTGCTCCAACCCCAAAGGCAGGCAAACGTACTCAAAAGACATATCCCAAGAGCTCATTACGCATGACACGAAAGGCAGAAGGTGTTCGGGACCCTGCACGCCCCCCTCCATTTCGTAAAGGTACTCTTCGTATTCTGACTGAATCGGGTCGGAAGAAGCGTGAACGCAACATTCGTCGTACAGTACGTTCAATGACCGACATGCAGGCTCGCGATCATCTTCGCAAGGCGGGTATCAAAGTGAGCTCAAAGGCTCCTCCCCATCTCGTTAAGGAAATCTTGGACGGCGGTATGACAGCCGGAATGATTCCTGCATAAACAGACAATGACAAGTGTATGGGGTCCACTTGGATGGATGACACTCCATTCAATGGCATCCTTGTATCCCGACTCTCCATCGGAAGCAGAGCGTACATTAATGACCAAGTGGCTGACCTTGTTCCAAGAGACAATCACATGCCCTTCATGCCGGGACCACTTTGCAAATGCGCTCACTGGATATCGTATCCAGTTCCCCGGGATGATGAATTCGCGTCAATCTTTTTTGATTGCAACGTTTCGTCTTCATAATTCCGTCAATCGTCGTCTGCACAAACCCGTGTACATGTCAGTTAATTCGTGTTTGGAGACCCTGCGGAATGTTGTGAAGACACGGCCAACAAAGGAATATCGCGGTGCGTATTACGTGCATATCCGGAAGCACTGGAGGTTGTTCCAAGATGCGTCAGGACTTGCGGCATTGAAGAAGATCAATGAAATGATCAAAGTTGAAGGGGAATATGCAACTCCTCGAACCAATAACTTTGAAGTACCAATTGCCGAGGATGTTGTGGTGATTACAGATATGGAGGTGACTGCGTCCACCACTGAAGTGTCGCTGCGCCCGAATCAGCAACAAGCCATCGGCCGGAGACTCCGATTCATCGGTGGGGTACTTCGCTTACAGTAGTCAGTGCACGCGCTGGATCCCACGGCAAGTGAATCAATGGATCGGACTCCCATGGAAATCGTTTCATCCATAGCGGCCGTGTCTCGGTCTCTTCACTATACAAGTAATCCCCCGACTTTGGCAAAATGAAATCAAGCTGCTCGGCGATTCCAAATGGAGGATCCGGGTACTCCCACTCAAACTCCATCGGCTCGTCGAAATCCACAAGGGTTTGGACGAGTGGTGCTTCGGCATACGGATAGAACCAACACCAATCCGGAACTTCAGATGTCGTAAAGTATTCGAGTGTCCACATATACGTCTTCCAAAACGCCTGGACCACCGGATTCCAATCCAAAATACCATCGAGGCGTAATCCGTGCCGGAGTTCGAGGGCATACCCATCCTCGGACGGAATGGACTTGACCAAGACAGCCGTCTCCTGTTCAGCAGCCTTTTCCAAGGTCAAGTGCATGGCGCGAGCATGTCCATGATGACGAAGCGAAAACATGCCCAAGGTTGGCATGAAATCGTTCCCAAAACAGAGGATACACTTGCGGACATACTCGTCGACGGGCATCGGCAACGCCCGGATCAAGGCTGCAATTGAAAAGGCATCGTCATCACGCAAGAGGTAGATATCCCCCAAACGGTGCTGGGCGAGTGCAATCAAGACCAGATCGGCATCCAGACCGTAAATGGCGATCCGACCCGACCTGTTGTTCTTGCGCAGCCATGCAAACAACTTGTGCTCTCCCTCCCCTGGCTCCAATGTCCCGGACACGATCAAATGCGGAAACGTGGTTCGCAAGGCCGCCTCCAACTCCAACATGTACGACGTGCCCGGTGAAATCTGGTTTCTGTCAAAGAGTCCCTTCTCCGACTTCTTGAAACGACGATACCGCTGCTGCACCATCTTTGCATACGGGACTAATCCATCGAATGCCACTACAATGGTCTTTGCCCGGATACGGTCCAGGTATATCCGAAGTCCTTTCACAACGCTTCCAATCGGATCTGCGTCGTCAAGAACTGTGTGAATGAAACAATTGAAATCAAGTCCCAAGACATCACACTCAAAGGTGTCATACCGGGTCTGGATGGTGCGGTGAGTTTTCAGTAAAGATGCCACGTAGTACGGGATACCCATTGTGTGTTCGCACAGCTTGCATGTAATTACCAACCAAAGCACGACCGCACCTTGGCCTCCACCACCTTGAGCTCCGCCGGGATGAGATCATGGATCCCCTTCTTGAGCGTGTCTGCAGCCTGGACAATGTGCGGCACGAGAGTCTTGGAAAAGACCTTTTGTTCATCCGTCAGCCCCGGGGATGTATCCACGAGGTGATTGAAGACACCCTGCAAGAGTGTGAGGCGCTCCTCGTCCGTGATGCCGTTCAGCAACTGAAAGTGCCCATACACGGCGAGAATGGTCGGAACCGGGTTCTTGGGGTCAAATCCCTTGAACAGGCCCGACGCGGCGGCAACCTCATCCTTGGGAGCCGGAGCCGGAACCGGAGCCGCCGGAGGCTCGACAATAACCGGTGGGGGAACTGCAGCGTCCTTGCGCTCTTCAGTCTTATCGCTATCCATTTTACTTTGATGGAGCTAATAAATTTCCTGATATCACGTAAATGAGCGCACCTGCACCTACAGGCATTCCTCCAGTTCCTGTTCCGTGTCCTGCCGGACAGACGTTTGATTCAATGACTGGAATGTGCAAGGCCACGATTGTTCCCACTTTGACGTCTGCTGTTGAGAACACGGCATCGTCTGCAGTGGATACGGCCGTCGTTGCCGGATCGGGGCTGTACATGATCGTGCTCGTCTTACTGGGCAGCATTCCCCTGCTTATTTTCCACTACGGTGCGGCCAAACTGTCATTTGACACATATGGTTCGTACCTGTGGGCGTTTGTGGATTTCCTCTTCCCCTACCTGTACTACCCCTTCTATGCCATCGTCCTTAAGTCTTCGGTTTCCGTTGGAAGTTCTCCCGCTGTGTTTGGAGGACGTCGTAGGAAGTGAGAGGTTTAGCAATGTGTCGAACCTTCTGATCTAAATGCTCTCCAACAAAGATGTAGACGACATACGCGAACACTAACCGTCCGCCAAACACTTCCATATACGTCTCGAGATCGCGACGAATCGGAAAGTAAGGCACAATGTAATCCACAATGTAGGCAGAGAAAAAGGCTAACACGGCCAACAATGAATATTCGGTCAAGACATCGAGCACCTGCACGTACGTCGGCAAGTCCTTCCACTCTTCAGTGAATGCCGGGAAGGCCTTGTGGAGAAGGATAGAGACAAAGAGACCAAGAAAGGCATAAATCACAGCAATCAAAATAATGTTTAAGATCACATTCACAACGTTCCCCTTGATATCGGGGGCCCGCACCGGAAACGAAATCTTCATTACATTTTCACGAGAGAAGATATAGCTATCATGTCGTGGGGATACCATCTCATGCTCGATGTCGCCCGCTGCGCTCCCAAGACCATTCGTTCTCGCAAGACCATTGAGATCTTTACCCATCGCCTCGTCAAGGAGATTGACATGGTTGCATTCGGCAAGCCCCAGATTGTCATGTTTGGAGAGGGAAACAAGAAGGGATATACGCTGGTTCAGTTGATCGAGACATCCAACATTTGCGCCCACTTTTGTGAAGAGACAAATGACATGTACCTCGATGTGTTCTCGTGCAAGACGTTCAATCCGGATGTGGTGCGCATGGTGGTCGAGGAGTCCTTCCGGCCGAAACAGATGAATCAGCAGTTTGTCACGCGTCAGGCGCCCCGTCTACTTCAGCCCCCTCTCGCGTAGTTCGCGCTGCTGCTTTCGAAGCTCGGCCTTCAGTGCACGGCGTGTAGGATTCTTCAAGACCTTGAACAGATGATGATGTTCGCGCAAATATTCGCTTTTTTTCATGCGAATTGTCCTGCGCCGCCGGGTGCGACGACGACCTCCCTTGGGTTTGGGGTCTACGATGTGAAGGATACCACGCTCAATCCGATCGTCTGTCACTACAGGTCCGTCGAATCCAGATACGAGTGGATTCGTATTTCTACCGCTTTTCTCCCAATATTCCGAGAGAGATGCACCATCAAAGACCCAGTTGGGGTTTCCTTGAATCCGAATAACGTACTGTCCTTCTCTGTATGGCTCATATAAAATCGGGTCTTGGGGAAGAAGGTCGGTGCTTTTGACCTCGATAACACCGGGGACTCCCTGCCGAAGTATTTCAAAGATCTCGCGATCGAGCATATTTTGGTCGGATTGCGGAGCACCAAGTTTCAACAGATCTCCACTCCCAAGAAGGCGCATGATCGGGTTATCAGGAAAGGAATCATATTCGTTATAATCATCGTCTGCAGCATCGGCGAGACGGTTCCGGTACACTGCCCTGGCAATAACGTCGTACAGTTGAAGTCGAATGTTATCGAATGCATCCTTAACGACTTGACGCGGAGTTGTCTTTTGCCAGAAAGGGTCCGTTTGAAATCCAAATCCATGTTCCTTTGACGGGGGTATCCATTGTTGGTACACTGTCAATGCAATCTGCTTTTCAGCCGGAGTCAATGCTGCCATTACTTACGACTGCGACGAGTTTTACGGACCCGGCTGGTCCTTGTGGACCGGACCCGGCGGCTGTCCTTGCGGGTCTTACGACGACGACCTTTGCCGAACCTTTCCTTGGCCTCAAGATAGCCAACTGCTCCTGGCAACGCTTCCAGTTCCTTCATAGTGATGTCCTTGGATGGAAGTCTCTCTTGTTTCTTCAAAATGCCCTGTTTTATCTTGTCGAATACATCTTCTAGTATCTTACGATTGCCGTTTACATTACCGGGAATGGGCACATCTGACGTAAATCGACCGTATGATTTTCCTAGAGGCACCAAAAGCTCACCCGGATACCAGACATCACCAACCTTTAGTTCGTACCGTTCATCCAGCACAGGTGCCGCCATTGTCTACACGCAACGACGAGTTTTTCGCGCGCGACGCTTGGACTTCTTGGTCTTGCGACGACGCATACCTGCACCTTGGGGATTGTACTCTGTCAGTGCTTTTTCAAGAGCCTGTTCAATGCATGTAAACAATCCAGTTTCGTCGAGTGCATTATGTCCAAAGTCTTCATCATAGACAATAAGAAACCGCCAATCAATTAGGTCAATATCAATATAGCCTACTGGTTCACCCAAATAGTAAGAAATAGTAGAGCCCTCTTGCCCTGCATTCAAAACGAGTTGAACAAGGTACTCTCGAATATCCTTCTCACTGTAAACGGGTATACTCGAGAATTCCCTTCCGCCATCGATAGTTAATACAATATGTTGGGGGTCCTTGTCATTCGGATAGACAACGAACCGTATTGCAGCATTGCACTCGCGAAGTTTCTGCATAAAGGGTTCAAGAAGTTGTGCTGGTATGAATCCCTCGCAATACGCTCGTTCCTTGTTGTCTTCTCCTTCGAGAATACCTATCTGCGAATTTGTAGTAAAAAATCCAAGAGCATTCATGCGTTCCAAAGAAGGAAGTGCAGATACATCAATTGAATCACCGTATGTCCACGGCTCTCCCTTTACGTGAGTTTCGCGCTCTTTTTTAGCAGCTCGTGTATATTCACTAAACCCTCGTGTTCGTATTTGGTTTCGAGTCCATTGCTCTGTGAACTGCGGGAACTTATCTAGAAATGCCATTATTTAGACGCTACGACGAGTTTTCCGAGAGCGGCGTTTAGACTTCTTGGTCTTGCGACGACGTCTGCCGGCGGCGGCGGCGGCGACGGGGCGTTTCTGGATCTTATCAGGAGTAACGGCCGCAAAATCACCTTTTCCGAGCTCTACTTTGCCGTAAGGAATTGTTACCATATCACTACCTCCGATGTACTTGCTATTGGGTGGTTTCACAAACTCATAACTACCGTTATTGTTATCAAAAACCTCATACTCTCCATATAAGTCGTAGGTGTAGCTTTTCACAAACGCAAGTGCCATTTATTTAGACGCTCCGGATAATTTCCCAGTTACCTACAGATTCGGGTAGGTGAATGGTAAATGAACGCATCGTGGGATGGGTTTACATACATCCTCGACGATCCCACGTTCGTATGGCACATTAACAATGGCCGTTCTGAACCGTACCCCAGAGAACTTGGGATTGTCAAGGAATACCTAGATCGCTATCCTTCCTGCAACAATACGTGTATCGATGTAGGAGGCCACATTGGCACAACATCTCTTCCTTACTCTAGACTGTTCAAGCATGTGATCGCATTTGAGCCAAATACGACATCCTACAACTTTTTCAAGGCAAATATCGCTCTTAATAATTGCTCCAACATATCAGTTGTAAACAAGGGCGCATTCAACAAGAATGGCTTCTGTACGGTGACGAAACACGGAGACAATTCGGGGTGTTATTACATCAAGGAATGTGCAGAGGAAGAGTCTGGAATCGAAGTGGTGAAGCTCGATGACATAGACTATCCATCCCCTGTGGATTTCATAAAGATCGACACAGAAGGATCCGAGCTGTTTGTTCTCGAAGGCGCGCACTCGATTCTTTCAACAGATCGCCCTCTGGTTCAGGTAGAAACGAACAATTGCTCGTCTACCTACTTTGGATATGAAAAGGATCGCATTTATGAATTCATGAGATCACTAGGATATACAACCATTGCAGATGATGGCAATAACCCGTTGTTTAGACACTCCGGATAAATTCCCACTTCAAGTAGGAACAAATCTTCTCCCAGATGTGATCGTGCGCGATCAGGCGGTCCCGGGACTTGAGCAACGGAAAGTACACCTTGTACTCATCGAGATCCAGCAGCTCAAAGAACTTGTACAAGATGTAGGAGTACGACAAGAAGTTCGTCCGGTCGTTCGGGCAGTACAACAGAAACGGTGCCTGGATTTCTTGAAACATATTGCGGACCTTTTCCTCGATTTCCGGGGTAATGGTCGGTGGTGGATTCCCGTTCAAACGCGACAGAATATGGGCTGCGTGTTCGTAATACTTGGATCGGCCCAGTTTCTTCAGGATTTCACGAATCTCCTTTTCTGTCAAGTCTGCAATGTTATTGATCCGCCGTTTCCGGATTTCAAGAACCACCTCGTTCATCACCTCTTCCGGGATCATGGTCGATTCCTTGGCTTGGAACTGGTTCAGAATCTCGTTCAAATGGTTGATCTTCTTGTAGGCGTAATTGTTCCGTTCCTTGGGCGGGTCTCGGAAGGAGGGAAAGTCCGACACCACTAACGCATACTCTTCCGATCCGCAGTTCGGACAGACCAAGATTCCTTCGGAACTGATTTCTTCACGTGCCACATTGCACTGGATACAGTGTTCAGTCATTTGCTGGACAACATCCGGGCAGTTGGAGAGTTTCATGCGTGTCACATACTCGTCAAAGATCTGTTTACGAGACACACCGTCAGCAGGAGCGGCCGAGGCAAAGAATTTCAAGAATGTATTCGCATCCTTGGGTGCAGCCACAGCAAGACTGGGCCCTTCTGTGCGCTTGTAGTACTCGGTCAAGATGTCCATGTTCTTCAGGTAATATCCCTCGATCGGATTGAGATGCGACACTTCCTCTTCGATTTCACGGACACGCTTTTCCCATTCCGAGCATTGCAAGATTGTTTTCATGTCATTCGACGTGCGTGTTTCCTCGATCTTTTTACGCAGTCCCTCGAGTTCTTCCGTTAACTCTGCCTTCTTTGTCTTGGAGTCCTTAAGACCCTGGACAATGTCATGATGAACAGAGTCCAGCGTACCCATCGATGAGGATCCAGTTTCCCGAATCTTGCGGACTTTGAAGACGTCCATACCACTCGTTCAAGATATTCCTGTAAGTAAGTAATGCCGTTACCGTTTACAAGTTCAGCCGGTGATTGGCAAATCAATTTAATAAACGATGAGCTCTCGTATGTCTCCTACAAGGGATCCTACATCTACCTTCCATCGGGAGGTCTTTCCATCATCAAGAAGCCAGCTGCGTACCAGATCAAATCGTCAAATGCCGCAGATGTCATGATTCAAATCGACGAAGATGAAGTCGCTGTTGTATCGAAGGGTGCTGTTCTTGCAGCTATCCATGGTTCCGAACCGATATACGACCTGATGAAGAATAACTTCCCTGCAAGCATCGAGTACAATGGAAATCCGGCTGCTCTTCCGTCTTCGAATCCAGTGTCGCCTACAAACTCCCCGGCCCGGCGTGGAGGTCGTCGCACCCGGCGCAAATCTCGTCGGACTCGTAAGTAAATGGCGTGGGCTTGGATCTTGGTTGTAGTCTTGATTGTCGTTGCTGTGGGTCTTTACATGAATGCCCAATCAGACCGTTTGGTCGGAAATTGTGCATCGTGTGCAAAAAAGAATACAGGCGGTGGGATTTGAACCCACGAGGATTTCTCCAGCAGATCTTAAGCCTGCCTCCTTAACCAACTCGGACACACCTGTTTGGCACTAGCAGGGATCGAACCTGCGTTAAGAGGTTCAAAGCCTCCTGTCCTAACCACTAGACTATAGCGCCATCTATTGATAGACAGTTCCATGTAAAAAGGTTTTTTTGTGGATCTCTCTAGCAGCCGCCTAGCAGCCGCAGCAACTACGAGGCTCGCGCTCCTCAAGCTTGCAGTCGCAGTCGGTCAAGCTTTCGATGCCGCACTCTTCGCAGACGTTCTCCGGGTTCATGATGGCCGGCGCCTTCGGGGGAAACTCATCACCGTAGCGCTCCACGAAGCACTTGCGGCAATACGTGTCATCCGTCCACAGCTGGGACGGCACGCCACAGCCTCGGCACGGCTCCTCGTACTCCTCCGCGCAGAAGTCGCACATCCGGCCCGTCTCGCGGTTGCACGTGCACCGGTTGTCGCGCTTCTCCTGGCATTTGGTGCAGATGTTCGGCAGAACGACCGTGTACATGTCGCACTCGGGGCACCAGCCGTCGGCGGCGGGTGGGGCGTTGCACGGGTGATTGCGGCGCGAGTAGCACTCGTGGCAATAGTTGGACCCGAGAACGGTGGCGCCCATGTCCCCGCAGTCGGGGCATCGGCGCCAATCTTGGCGGCAGGCATCGCAGGTAGAACCGAGGTCGGTTGTCATGTTGGGGCAGCCAGCCTGGAAGCAGGGGTAGCCGTTGTGTCT